CCAAATTGCCGCTCAAAACGAATTTGGTGTACCTAGCAGAAATCAACCTCCACGACCATTTCTTTACTCTACAGTAGATGAGCAAAGAGAAAACATTAACCGAGTTATTGAGAAGCAATACGACAAGATCATAGAGGGTAAAGTAACCCTAAAACAGGGTTTAAGCATTATCGGACTCTATGTTATGAAGCTTGTAGATCAGAAAATCGGAACACTAAGAGAGCCAAAATTGTCTCCTAGAACAATTGCAATCAAGAAAAGCGATAAGCCACTTATTGACTTCGGCCAAATGCGCCAAGCCTTACAGTTCAAAGTGGTGATTAAATGATTACGCCTTTTGAATTCTTCCGCACTCCAGTTGAAATACGAAGATTCACACAAGGTTTTTATCTTGATGGGCACTGGCAAGAAGGCTCACAAGCCACACTCAGCACAGATTTAATCACAGGCAATATAGTAAATATCACACTCAATGGTACAGCCTTAGCACCGATCCCATTTACTACTAACGCTCAAAATACCTTACTCCTCATTCAGGCAGCACTATCCGCTCAGCCTAACATTTTAGCTGTAGACTTATCAGGCACTAATAACCGAACAATTACCGTTGTGCCTTTGCAGCCGTTCTTAAGTGTGATTAACTCATTCACAGTTACTGGTGGGGTATCGCAGCCAACTGTTACAATAGCTAACAGTCCTAACATAATCACTGCCACAGCTAGCGTACAGCCAATTAAGGGCGAAGAAGTAATGTTAGTGCCTGAAGGCCGTAGAGATCGAGAAACATACATTATGTTCACATCTACACGTATTCTAGGACTAACAACACAAAATCCAGATCAAGTTACCGTTCTTAAAGGCCCATTCACTGGTATTGTGTTTGAATGCGTAGAGATTGATCCTTGGCAAAATAATGCTAACTTTAACATAGTTAACCACTACAAGTACTTTGCTTGGAGGCTAGCACCGTTGCCATGAGTATTATATTTGCAGCACTCCAGAAAACACTCTACACATGGGCTACAACCAATGTGCCTAATACCGTGCCTGTTATATGGCTATATCCTAACGCGCCAAGACCTAATAATAATGGCGTACCAGTCGACTACGTTTCCTTGTTAATGAGCTCCTTTGTTCAAATAGGTAGAGACTGGAACGCCTCGCCCTCTGATAATACAGGGTTAACAAACTTTGTAGGTGATAGAGAATTCACTCTACAAGTACAGGCGTATGGCAATACTCCAATGCAGATACTAGAGAATTTGAGAACCAGTTTACAGAAACAATCCGTGTTATCAAGCCTTCAAGCACAGGGAGTTGTTTATGTTAACTGGTTCCCTATACTAGATATTACAGATTTAGTAGACTCTAGATATGAGCAACGATGCACGATGGATCTACTTTTTAGATTGGCACAGCAATACAGCGACAATCTAGGAGTAATTTCAACAGTTGAGATAGAAGAAATTTACAAAGATCCCGCTGGTACTGTAGTATCGGATGTGATCGTAACAATACCACCCCCAACACCGTAGGAGTGTAAAATGCCTTTAAACGATATTGTAAACGTACAAATCACAGCTCAGACTCAGTCTCTACCTGAACAAAATTTCGGCATACCTCTTATCTTGGGTGCCAATAAGAGCTTTAACGACCTAGTTCGTCAATATAGCTCTATTTCAGATGTTGCGGTAGACTTCAGCCCTCAATCACAAGAATACATCGCTGCTCAAGCAGTATTCTCTCAAAATCCACGCCCTACAAGCCTATTCATAGGTCGTAGAGATGTGCCTATCGCTACTCTAAACGTTACATCAGCAATGTTTAACCAGACCTATACCAACACAATCAATGGTATCTCTGTAGAAGTTGAATCAAACGATCTACAGCAAACCTCTAAAATTACTTGGAGTGGCCCATTCGTTTCAGGTAACGTGATCAATGTTGTGTTCGATGATACCGTATTAGGTACAATCAACTCAGTTATTGATTTTGATATCGACTTTGTAGCACTAAACTCAATCGTTGCACGCGTTAACGGTGTAGATTTAGCCCCAGTTGTTTTCTCAGTTGACCAAGCCACTACACTAGGTCTATTAGCTACTGCTCTATCTGGAGCCACAGGCGTAGCTTCTGCAACTGCTACTGGTGCTCGTCAAATCACAGTAGTGTTTACCGATCCAGGTGAAAATAGCGTGGATTCAGTTATTACTACACTCGGAGCTTCACAACCTACAGCTACAATCTCTCAAGGTGGTTTTGTATTCACAGGTTCGCATGCAGCTACCATCGGTGCGATCGCTACCTACATCGAAACAAACTTCCCTTCGACTGTAGATTCTGCAGTCGCAGCAGGTAACGTTATTACTGTAACGAGCATTGCTGGAACCATGAACCAGTTCAATGCATCAACAGTTTACCTCGGTGCATCTCAAGCTACCGCTACCTTCGATAACGACTCACTTAAAGAAGTTATCGGACGAGCAATGGCAAGTGCTATCGTAGCAGAAACAATTCCAGGTGTAACTTCAGCTTATACAGGAACACCAGACGGAACCTATACAGTTTCAGCTACAGGACCAGATTTTGACCCCTTCACCTTAAAAGCATCGACCGATATAGTTGCTACCAATGAAGCGATTATCAAAATCACAGACGCGCAGCCTAGTGCTATTTATAATCTGTATCTTGCTGGGATACAGTTTCAGTATGCTGCTTCGAACACTGTTGAGACCGTAGAAAATATTGCAGCAGCATTCGTAGCTCAAATTAACCAATACAGTACCGATCACCCTGTAGGCTTTAGTGCTACTGATAACCTAGATGGTTCATTCACAGTCACAAGATCGGCACCTAACACCTTCTTTGTTCAGATCACAGATGGTTTGATGGCTAAAGTAATAGGAATAAATATCCTTCCTTATGTTCCACAAGGACTTGTAACTGATAGACTTAATGAGATTCTAGATGTTACCGATCAATGGTATGGTCTGATTCTTACAGATAGAACTCTAGCCACTGTTAAGCTAGTAGCAACTTGGGCAGAAGATCACACAGTAATTTTCGGTACTGCTTCAAATGATCCTGTGATTATTGATTCAGCTGTAGGGGTGGATACCACAAGCATTGCGTGGTTTATCAATAACAATGGTTACGTTAGGAGCTTCGTTCTCTATCATCAAGATGCTGATAGCGAATACCCAGAGGCTGCTTGGTTCGGTAAAGTGCTACCACTTACACCAGGCTCCGAAACTTGGAAGTTTAAGACTCTTGCCGGTGTTACCTATAGCAAGCTAACCACTACTCAAAGCAATAACGCCCTCAACAAGAAGGCTAACACTTATGAGTATATTGGTGGTGTAGGTATCACACAAAATGGAACATCAGGCCAAGGCGAGTTTATTGATATAGTTAGAGGTATTGACTGGCTGAAGAGTACGATACAAACGTACGTTTACCGAACTCTCGTAACACTTCCTAAAGTTCCTTACACAGATGCAGGTATCGCAGCAATACAATCACAGGTTCAAAAGGCTTTACAGCAGGGTATTGATAACGACTTTATCGCTGATAATCCGCCTCCAGTGGTTACGGTTCCTCTTGCTGCCGATGTGCCGCTCGTTGATAAAGCTAATAGAATACTCAAAAACGTAAAATTCACTGCAACTCTTGCTGGAGCTATCCATGCTGTTCAGATTCAAGGTGTAGTAACTGTTTAACATAAGGGACTTAAATCATGGGTGTACATACATACGATCCAGCTCAAGTAGTTGTAACAATAGCGGGTGTTCCCATGAGTGGGTACACCGATGGAACATTTCTAGAAATAGTGCGTAATGAACCCACATGGAATACCGTTGTAGGTGCAGATGGCATTGTTACTAGAGGAAAAACGAATAACAACACGGGTACTCTTACTCTTACTTTAAAGCAATCCAGCCCATCAAACGATGTATTGAGTGGCTTACTCATTGCCGACGAAGTATCGAATGCAGGAGTTTTCCCCGTGCTTATCAAAGATTTAAGCGGTAACTCAATCTATTTCACAGCTCAAGGATGGATTACCACCTTTGCTAATAGCACCTTTGCGAAAGAGATTACAGACCGCTCATGGACTATATCACTAGCTGATACCGACTTCTTCGTTGGTGGCAACGCTGAAATTTAATCATAAAATACTGGGATAATTATGATAGAAACTAGAGAAAAAGAGATTAAAGGGAGCAGGTATACAGTTACCCAACTCCCTGCTCGTAGGGCGATTGCTCTCAAGGCTAAGCTGATTAAACTGCTTGGCCCTTCCTTAATGCATCTTTTCAACTTAAGCAAAGATAAGTCTGATGAGGATAATTCTTGTATCCTCTCTAAGGCAATTGAGACCTTAGCTGATAAGCTTGATCCTGTTGAGTTTGAAAACTTAATTGTTCAGTTGCTTGCTACTGCAAGGAAAGATGGCAAGGAATTACTACCTCACGTGATCGATATTGAGTTCGCTGGCGATATGGAAGCATTATATACTTTGCTTATTTTCGCTCTGGAGGTAAACTACGAAAATTTTTTGTCATTAGTGGGATTGAATATTGGAAGCCTCTTCCAAGGCCAAAAAGAGAATCCAGCCCTTACGAAAAAAACCTTCAAGAAAGCCTCGCATCAGAGTTAGAAATTTGGCGTTTAGTTTTGGAGGGAGTGGCAACTCTTGACGAGTTAGAAAAGACTTGGTCACTAGACGACCTGATGCGAGCTACGGCAATCCTTGACATGAAGGTCGATATTAGAGACGATATGGAACGTAAAAGGGAGATTAGAAAACCATGATAGTAAGAGAGTTGGTTACTAAACTTTCTTTCGTATTCAACCGTGCTGGTCTTGATACCTTTGAACGTGCCGTAAAAGGCTTTAAAAATAATATAGTCTTCACAGCTGGTGAAATAGCATCGGCTGTGAAAGAGTCGTTCGAGTTTCTCCATAACTTAGCTCAAAGCCGTATCAATCTAAAAGATATGGCCGATTTCGCGGGCATAACAACTGAAGAGTTTGTGGCAATGCGGAATGCCGCTCAGAAGATGGGTGTTCAGACTGAAAACTTCGACCAGGCACTATCAGGTATAGCTCAAAGCTTAAAAGAAGCTACAGTCGGGGCTGGTGAGTTTTTCCGTATTATCCAAGAGACTGGCGAATTCCGAATGCCTAAATTTGGTCAGGAAGCAAAGAATATACGCAATTTCTTTGAAGACCTTTTTAACTACATTGATAAGATAGAAAATAGGTCTGAAAAACTTAGAACCTTACAGAACATCCTTAAGACTGATCGTGCAGCTACTGCTCAATTTCTTAGGCTCATAGAACGTGGGCGAGATGCTTACGTAGATATGATTGAGAAGGAAAGACCTTTCGCTGCTCAGCTTCAGCAACAAGAAGCAGCAGCATTGCGATTACAGCAAGCAGTAGACCGTTTTGATGCTGCGTGGGTTAAGGCCAAGGAGACTCTAGTCGGTAGCGTTTTACCTGTGTTAGCTAACGTACTAGAGCTCTTCAACGCCATTGCTGATAAGATTGGTCAATTGTTCGATGCTATGCCTAAAGGATTTACTGGTTTAATTCCTAACCTAGGTCTAGAGTCGTTTACTGGATTGCTACCTAACATCTCTAAGTTTTTTGGTGGTGAAGAGGCTGTGAAGGATGTTTCGGTCAATAATAGCATCAATATCCAGATCGATGTTCCTCCAGGAACAACTGAGGAACAAGCTAGCTTCATGGCGAATGAAATTCGGCAGCAGATGCAAGATGTGATCAACCAAAACGCTAGGCAGATGATTAGCTCTAACAGTATGGTGGAGTGATGGTTTTAAGTCTTATTTTCGGTAAAAAGTACTCTAAATCGGGATTCTTCGATCAAGTTACCGATGCTAATATACTATCCTTCGATACTATGCTCACAGAGGAGCACAAGTTTACGTCTAAGGTTACTAGCTACCCAGTTGAAAACGGCACGATCGTAAGCGACCACATTCTAAAGTACCCAGTTACTATTAACCTATCTGGTTATGTAACTGATACGCCTTTATCCTTCCTAGCTATACTGGCAAGCTTTAATCGCTCTACAGCAGCCTTTGATAGACTAGTGCAGCTACACAAGAACCGTGCAGTTTTCAAGGTAGTTACGGGCATTCGTGTTTATGAGAATATGACAATTACTCAACTTGACGTGCCTAGGTCTATTAAGACTGGTCAAGCCCTAGTTTTTAATATACAGCTCCAAGAGATCATCTACAGCGATATACTTAATCAGAGATTAAGTCTTACGAATATTTTCGTAGGCACTCAACAGATACGCTCAAACGATGTTGTGGCTGAAAATACTAACATTCCTAACTTGCAGTATGATCCGCCTAATTCTCTTAAGGATGAAGCCTCTACAAACGTCAATCTAGGCGTTCAATCTCTTGCACCTATTCCAGTTCCTACACAAGTGAATACACGTAAGATGTACCTCTTAATCAAGAATGGAGGGGTATTGTAATGCAAATCATCCCATTTTCAGAACCTGGTTCGTGGCAACAACAGATCGCTCTATCTGATAAGGCTTATCTTCTCAACTTTACCTGGAATAGCCTGAATGAATATTGGCTGATGGATATCGCTGATGGAAATTCTAACGTGCTGGTGTATGGCATTGTGATAGTTCCTAACTACAATATATCAGATCAATTTGTGGTCGCTGGCATGCCCTTGGGGGATATTGTGTGCATCAATATTACCAAGGAATGGGGGCCGATACTTCGTTTCGATATGGGTCAAACATGCGAACTTATCTACTTTGAGAAAGGTGAGTTTTAATGGTCTTATTTGGACGTGTTGCAAAACTGATCATACAAACCCCCGATCAGGATAATACCGACTATGTAAACCGCTTTGAGATCCAAGACTTGCGCGTTTCTTTTAGCGTTATGAAAAGCCTGCAATGGTCTGGAAATAGCGCCATAATCAAGGTGTGGGGGCTTAAACAAAGCACGCGTAACTTGATCAAAGAGTACGGAACACAAGTGCAACTCTATGCTGGATATGAACAGGATGCAGGCACTCAATTGCTTTTCATAGGTCAAACGATCGCGGTATACCATACCTATGAGCAGCCAGAAATAATCAGTACCTTTGAATGCATTGATGGTGATAAGTACTTTAATCAAGCAAAAGGCTCTGTGAGCTATGCTCCAGGCACTTTAGCAAAAACTGTGATTGAAGATTTAGCAAGTAAAACTGGTGTTAAGCTCGCGTCATTCAATGCGCCTCAAAACCTACAGTATCAAAATGGTTTCTCGTTCACAGGTAGTCTAAGAGAGGGTATTTTCAAAGCTTGCGACTTTCTTAACTTGCAGGCAACGATTCAGAATAACATCCTGTATGTAGTCCCTATCAAAGGCATAACTCCAGAGCCAATTTATGAGATAAATGAAAATACTGGAATGCATGGAATACCTGAAAGATACACTTATCGTAGACTATGGCAATATCGAGCTGTGGATAGACCTCAAGTGGGTTTTAGAATTACTAACTCTCTATTCCCTTTGATTAAGCCATTCGATCATATCCGCTTAACATCTACTCACCTACAGATAGTCCAAAAGCCTTGCAGAGTGGAGTCTGTACGGCATATGGGTGATAACTATGGAGCTGAATGGGCAACACATATTGAAGTAACCGAACTACCACCACCACCTGAGGTTACACCATGACAAGCAACCCAGTAAGTTTAGTCGATGCAGTTAGAAACGTAGTGCTCTACAATTTAGCAAACATTCATACAGCCATGCCTGGGCAGGTTGTTTCATATGATTTTACAACTCAAAAGGCCGATATACAGCCTACAATCAATAAACAATGGACTGATGGTACAACTAGTCCCATGCCTATTTTGCATGGCGTTCCTGTGATTTTTCCATGTGCAGGCGGGGCATCTCTCAGCTTCCCAGTGTTGGTAGGTGATCCCGTTCTGCTCGTGGTTTGTGAGCGATCAATTACAGAATGGCTTTTTTCTGGTGGGCAAGTTACACCTATAGATCCCCGAAAACTAGATATTACCGATGCAGTTGCTATTCCAGGACTACTACCTTTCAATTCTAATTTCCCTGCTCGTGGAGATGGTACTAGTTTAATCTTACAGTATGCAGGATCAAAGATTGAGATTACATCGACTGGTGCTGTAATAGTAAAGACTGCCACCTCTTTAGCTATGGGGACTCCTACAAATGAGCTTATCAATCAGCTCTTCACAGTATTTACAGCTCTACAAGCAGATGCTGCACTCTGGGCATTGCTAACAACTTCTAAACCAGCGATACTACAATTTATCGCTAATATGTCGCCTTACCCTGTTGGAATTGGAGGCACAGTACCACCATGATGGATATCGCACTAAATCCTCAAACTCACGATCTTGATATTGTAACGTTTGATTTGTATCTCATAGATGGCATAGACCAGATAGCCCAGAATCTAAACATTACCTTGAGGTTCTTCCTCGGAGAATGGTACTTAGATACTCTGGTGGGCATACCTTATTATCAATACATTTTGATTAAGAATCCTAACCAAATCCAAGTCGACTCATTTTTGATGGATGCGATCTACGATACACCAGGCATACAAAATATCACCGCTTACAGTAGTGCATATAATGGCAATACCAGGCAATATAATGTAAATTTCACAGCATCGACTATAGATGGTGAAACAGAAATCGAGGTACTCTTACCATGACACTCCCAGTACAACCATTTGGCTTAAGCGCACAAGGTTTTCGAAGCAAAAGGCTAGCTGATATCAAAGAAGAGCTAGATAATGCAATGCAGGCCGAATTTGGCGCTATTAACCTAGCACCTCAAAGTGTATTCGGGCAGATAGTCGGTGTAATGGCTAAAGCATACTCCGACCTGTGGGAAAACTTTAACTTCGTCTATGCATCGCAATATCCTAACTCAGCTTTTGGCATATCACTTGATAACGTAGTAGGTTTGAACGGCATTACAAGAATAGCAGAAACTCAAACCTTCGTCTGGGCTTCTTGTGGGGGTAATGAAGGCACTACTATCACAGCTAATGCCTTGGCTCGTGTACCTAACACTAACGACGTATTCTATGCAGAAACTGGTGGGGTGATTACTGCATCTTCAGCAGATTTTGTAAATATCGCTGTAGGCACTTTGGCCGCTCAAATTTACACAGTTTCGCTTAACAGCATAGCATACATTTATTCTTTACCAATTATCACCTTCACAGGCTCGTTTGCTTTTGGTAATAATACTGTAGTTTATATCAATGGCGTAGGGCAGGCATCGGTTCCTTTTAATACCGATACAACCCAAACTGTAATGGATATCGCTGCTGTAATTGCTCTTAATGATAACGTTCTTTCAGCAACTCCTGCAGGGTCTGTGATCAATGTAGTTCCTGATGTAGGCAAGCAAGTAACGATCAACCTAATCGATATCAGTGGTGGTGCTCCTCCCACCTATGCAATCACATTTGATACACCAGCAACTACAGACGAAGTTTCACAAGCTTTAACGGATGTTATCAATGCCGGTACACCTAATTGGGTTGCTGTAGACGATGCAGGAACATTCAATATTACTACAACAGATCCAGTCGTGCCTTTCGCTGTTGGTGTAGGAGTTAACCTAAGCATAACCTCATTCACTACTGCAATCAAGTTTCTAGCACAGCAATATGGCCCTGTAGCATGTCCAGAGGATTCATTAACTGAAATAGTTACACCTATAGGTGGATGGAACTCTATAAACAACCGTGAACCTGGCGTACTAGGTAGATTTACAGAAACCGATGCAGAACTGCGCCTAAGAAGGCAGCGCTCTCTCGCCTTATTTGGTTTAGCTACAGTCGAAGCTATGCGTTCACACTTGATTAACTTGCCGAATGTAACGGCAGTAAGCATCGAGGAAAACGTTTCACTTCAAGAGACTCCCTTGGTGATTACTTGGAATAATGCTTTGATTGCTGGTCAACAGATAGATGTAACGTATAATGGTGGTGGAGGCACTTTCTCAGTTCCTTTCAACATGGATATGGCTACGACTATGGCTGATCTAGCTACACAATTTCTTACGCTTCCTGCAGTTGCCACAGCAATTGTTTCTGGTGGAGACTTAGTCATTAACTTAACATTTAATCCTGCTCAAGAGCTAGTAATAGTGAGCGGTAACGTAGTTGCAACAGGAACAGGAACTCTACCGCAAGCAGTAGTAGTTGGTGGCCAACCTCCAAAATCTGTTCAAGCAACCGTTCAAGGTGGTACAAACCAAGATATTGCAAACGAAATATGGCGCACAAAGCCTGCTGGTATTGAAACATTTGGTAACGTAAATGTAATAATTACGGATTCTCAAGGCAATGAACAATCGATTAATTTCTCTAGACCAGTACCTGTTTATATCTGGGTTGGAGCAAGTCTTGATCTTTACCTTGAAGAAACCTTCCCAGTAAATGGCGATCAACTTGTAGCTCAAGCGATATTTGCCTACGGTGAAACTCTTGGTGTAGGAATGGATGTGCTCATCCAGCGTGTAGAATCGCAAGTATTTAAAGTACCTGGTATTGGTGAAGTTATTATGCAGCTTGCAGCTACCGTAACACCTACAGGTAGTCCTAGCTTTGCTATGGCCGATATTCCTATAGCAAGCAACCAAATTAGCTCATGGAGCCTAGATCGCATAGCAGTGGCGGTGATATAAATGGTGCAGATTACAAACGTATACGAACGCTCGAAAGCCTTACTAGCAGCACAGTTTCAAGACTTGCCTGCTGATAGGCCACGCACTCGTTTACAGTCGTTAATCTTTGCTCTTTGCACTAGCGCTCAAGACTTGCAGAACGTTGAGCAATCGTTGATCACTGGACGATGGCTATCTACAGCTATCGGTGTGCAGCTTGATGGCATTGGTGAGATTCTAGGGCTAGCAAGAAAGCCTAATCAATCCGATGCAGACTATAGAGAGGATCTTACCTTTCAGATTCGTATTAATTATGGTTCAGGAACTCCCGAGCAAGTAATCGACGCAGCTAAGTTTTTTACCACAGCTTCTAAGGTGTGGTATATTGAAGTTTATCCTGCTGCTTATGAGCTAATAACCAACGGCATAACATTCCCTAATCCTCCTGCTGATCTTGCCACTGCTATGCAAAAGATAAGCCCTGCAGGCGTTAGATTCATTGGTCTTATACTTACCTACAACACAATCCCTTTTGCCTTTGCAGGCGATGCTGGATTATTTCCTTTCTATGTAGCACCTGATCCTGATAATGTTAGCCAAATTAATCCGCTTGAGACCAACGCTAGTGAGCCGTTAGAGGTTAACGCAGGATTTCAATCAATCCCTGATTTTGGCGGTTGGTTTGCAGAATTAACATCCCCCATAACCACAACTGGTTCAGGGAGATTAACAGAACTTTTACCACCTTGAGGTATTTATGGTATTACCACAACCTGATCAATTCCCAGACTGGGCAATGCTCGATGTAGTTGATGGCGTTTCGCATATTAACAACGTAATTGCTCCTCCACTTGAAAAGCAAGATTCTGGTTGGGCTCGTCAAGAATTCCCACCACGTCAATGGTTCAACTGGCTTGGTCGTTATACAGCTAAGTGGATTCGTTATCTATTTCAAGAAGTAGGCAATGCAGCAACCGATATCGCTGCATTACAAGCTCAAGTAGATGGCATGCGAATTCTGCAAACTGTAGTACTTCAAGGAACTTATGGAGTAGCTACTGCAGCAATTTGTGATGTAGATACTCCTTCAATTGTTAAACTTACAATCATAGATACTACTGGTGGCTTTGCGGATGACTGGTTAGAAGGTAATTTTACACCTCGTAATGCCGCTCCCAGTAGAGTTGTTAATGTTACTTCAAGCAATAGTATTACAGTTTCTGATGTATCATTCTCATCAGGATCTGTAACAGTTTCCTCTGCCACAGGTGGAGCAACTACGTTTCAGTTAGTCGCAGTTCAATATGTTTTAGGAGTGTAACATGGCATCACCTGTACAAATTCCAGATCTTCCATCAATTCCAGGAGCAGTAGCAGACTCGGATTTGACAATAGTACGATCTGGTCTTACGGACTACAAAGCTACAGTTGGTCTTATTCGTGCATTAAGTCTTGCGACTTATGCTAACCTGCCTGGTGGCGTGCAGAACACGGATAACATGCTTATCGTTAGAGGTAGCTCTCAATACCGTATTCCTTTCTCTCGCGTTGGCTTTGTTCCTGGATTGGCTTTATGGTTTTACAATACCTCAGCTCAAATAGCATCGAGCGCTCCTGGTTGGTCTATTGTACCTAACACAGGAGATGCGCTGTTAGCTTGTGCTGGTGGAGGCACTTACAATACCGCTCAAGCACAAGGTGGTTCTTGGACGCTTCCTTCAATCACGCTTAACATTCAGAACATACCACAGCACCAACACTACTTACCTGCTCAAAGGCAAAATCAAGGTGGTGTGCCTGGCAACTCGCTTGAATCTTTAATGGCTGGTACTTCGACGATATCTTCGATTCCTTCTTGGATTGAATCCTTTGCAACTGGTGGCGTAGGATCGACTCGCTTTGCGACTAACCCTGCTTCGCCTAACCAACGACCTACTTTTAACGACGGAACGGCTACCGCACCTTATGCTCTTGGTAACACGTGGAGACCACTAGCTAACGTCGGTAACATTTGTCAAAAGATTGTCTGATTAAACTATATAACTGGGATTATAGTGTGTAATCGATGGATAATACAGTATGTGAAAATTGCCCATATGTAAAGATGGGCTTGTGTTCTACCTCTAGCGAATGCCCTAACTATTTAGAGTCTTGGTGGACTCAAGGGCAAGAAACCCAACCTAAGCTAGTCAAAGATTGCGCTCCTAAGAGAATGCTCTTACAGCAGCAATACTTGCAATTGAGAGTTGAGCAACAACAGGCTGCTATTGATGCCGCTCGTGCCGAGTACCTAAAGCTCACACAGCATATGGCACAGGTTCTAGACTTCACTAAAGTGGTTTTAGAATCTCACGCTGAGAACCTCAAGCTGCAAGAAACTAAAACCCTTCAGATTGAATCTACTTCATAAATGTCTATATATTATTAATGCAGTGTAAGTGATAATTCCATTATCTACTACACATGAATATTGCAAATCTAAAATGTACTTTGCTCCAATTTGCCACAGTCTATCGTTCAATTCTTGTTTAAACTCATCAATATTTGTAGAGTGAATCAAAATGGGACTAATCAGCTTTCTAGTTTTATATTTTTGAGATAATCCATCATACATCTTCAAAACCCATATTAGCTAACGCATCATGAACTTCTTCATGCACGTTTTGAAATTCTAAGAAAGCCTCTTGGTATTTTTCCATAAGCAGTATGAATTTTTTGTTCTTAGGCTTATCTTCAATATCAACTACTCTTAAGCCATATTCGAAACCTTCGTAAAGGCCTCCTTCCCAGCACATTTTATCCCAAAAATCTCGAGGGCTCATTTTTTCATTACTCATTGTGTACCCATTGATATGTTTTTCTAGATCGTTTTACGGTTGCAACAAGTATTTGCCCTACTTGACCTACCTGTAGGGACTTTACATACCTGTGTTTAATTTTAATCTTACGGTATTTAGTTCTAGGTTTCTTCATTTTATTTTCTCTAAATTATCTAACCTACTTTGGCATAATTTTATATCACTAGACAAAAATCCTATTAACGTATCAATTGTATTAATTTTTTGATTTAAGCACATAATTAAGTGATTTACTTTGAACTCTAAATTCTCTATACGAAGCTCAGTTGTTAAATCGTTTTCTTTATTATCCATCAATTAGCCTCCGAATCTTGCATCATAATATTAGGCAGCCATTTGTTGAACTGCTCTTCAAAACCTTCAGGGTTTAGCATAGCGCGTAAGATTACTTGCTCTTGCGTATTACCGCTAGCATTCATAACTTTTTCTATGTACTTAGGCACATGATCCATTGCGAGGAGTTTTTGCTCAAAATCGGCAAATCCGACGGGTTTTTCGACATTTTTTGCAGGTTTTTCGCATTTTTGGTCATTATTTGGGGTATTTTCGATGCTTTTTTGGTTGTTTTCATGGGTAGAAGGTGCAACCTCAAAAGCTTCGGAATCGATAGTCTGAATTGCTTCATCACCTGGTATCTCGCCAATAGCGTAAACATTCATCATTACATCAGGCATAAACAATTTACTACCTGCGCTCATGCATCTTGAGTAGAGCATGGCTTTCGGTTGCTTGATCCAGTTATCTTTTACGTCTACCATCTTACCCGATACAGGATCGAGTCTACCTAGATAACCAGCTACTTTCGCATCGTCGAGAGTGTAGGTGTGGGTGTATTCATTATGAGGGGCTTTTCTATCAGATCTACTGAATTTAATTTTGCAGAGCTTTTCGTTAGTCTCTAAGACTTGGTAGTTGTGACCAGCGTTAAGGATCATGCTAGCCATTGTGGTGGCTGCCATTGTTACCTTGCCCTGCACGTTGTGGAGCCCACCGTTGAGGCAAAACATAAACGGGAGGTTAAGCTCCTTGGCGGTAAGATATATGGCTAATACCCCACCAGGCCCGAGCTTATGATAAAAAGGCGCGCCTGCTATTTCTTTACATAATTGCATTACTTGAATGAGTTCTTGACCTTGTGGTAAGTTGACTAGTGATTTTGACATATAAATACCTTATTTTACTTTGTTTTACGTAGCTTGAGTATAGCACATTAACGTCATTTATCGCAATATTTAAAGTGTGTTATTTCTGGGAATTTTCCATCGTTTTGTGTGTTGCCAGAAAGATGCAAAATAACAAACAAACACAGGCTGATATACTGCTTCCCCACACGAAATTGATGAAGGCAAACATTAATACAAACGATACGACAATATTATAAAGCATTTAATTTTCTCCATTGTAAGTAGGCTCTTAGCCCGAAATAAATTCCTAAAGCATAAAATATATTAGATAACATATGAGTATTGCCTTTGATGGCAGCATAACCCATTAACCCTGTTGTATAAGCTAGTATCTCGGTGATTTCCATAAGTCCTCTTTTTGTTCTTTAAGTGCTCGATCAGTCTCTCTCTCATGGATTACGTCGGTAAAGTGGCCATAAGCCAACGAGCATACAATACAAACTATCACTGTAATAATCATGAAGCCATCACTCGTATTTTGATTTCTTTCTTGGTTGTTATCTCTATACCAGGGATATCAATCAAACCATTCTCGATATCTTCTTTGATGGCCGCTTCGTTCACAATGAAGTACTTTTTCGGAATGCACTCCAAATCTACGACTTTAAACTCGTGGCTAGTCTTTTCATAAAGAGAACCTTCGTCTATTGAGATCTTAGAAAGAGCAGTCGTACCATCCTGATCAACAACGCTCTTCCACTTATCAATCTTCTTGATGAGCATATCTTCAATATTCTGAATCTCATCTTTAAGATCCCCGACTACGCGATTCACAACCTTTGTGTATTCGGTTGTGTTGCCGAGAAGGAACTTCCTAGCCCCTTCAGTCTTGTTTCTAACTTTACGCGCTTGTAAGGCCATTGTAAGGGCTTGTGTAGCGGTCGTATAATCGAATACATTTACATCCACAGCTTGGTAGAGCATATTCTCTATCAGCTCGCGTATTGAGTGCAGGGAAGTGCCCAGCTCAAACTCAACGCGCTCTTTAAACTCTAATTCGTTTTCTTCAATTTTTTTTGGTATCATTTTTATTTTTCTCTATTAGTTCTTTTACTGATTTAAGATATTGATATTCTGATTGCAGTTCCTCATTTTTATCGAAAAATCTTTCATCATTAAGGACTCCTTGTAAATATAAAACAGTTGTTAAGATTCCATGATTAAAACCTCTTTCATGGCCAACACCGTACTCTATCATATAAAGTCCCTCCAGGAAATTCCTAAGTCGTACGATATATCCGTACGTCTGATTTTAGGTTGGTCATTTTGATCATCACAAAGATCATCATCTTGATCATCATTATGATCGTCGGGCAAAACTCCCTGCATGTCGGCTAGCTCACTAGCGCTCCATTGGCTCCAATATGCGTGGCTCATTTTGATGCTCTCCTATATCAGATTACTCTTGATGCTTGTTAGCATCGTGATATTGCTTAATAGTGTTAAAAAGTTCTAGAAAGTGTTCTTCCATCTCTTTCATGGTCTCTTCTTGGGTTTCCTTTTCAAAAGTAGAAGAGTAGTTACGGATAACGTCGTAAAGCGTATTAGCTAGCACATTCAAAATGCACCCAAAACTCTTACCTTCAATCACTTCTTTAACCTCATTGTGAAGCTTAAGGATCGAAGTAATCTTTTCTTGTTCTGTAGGCATTCTATTGAGTTTCATAGTCTTTTCTCGCTTTGATTTTATGAAATTTCCAAGGAACATTTTTTCACTCATTGAGTTTCGTGGGTTTGTATTTTTAGCGAAATTCCTAAAAGTATAACCACAACTAGGGCAGTTATAAGAATCATAAGGGCTAAGTCTCGCACATTTAGGACACATTTGGCAGATTCTATCGGTAGCCATACTTTCTCCAATTATAAGGGGCTTACGCCCCTGAAGTTAAATTTCGGTTATCTCAATTTCATCGTCAAAGATTATATCAACATTTGAGGATGGGAATTTAAAAAGGCATTTCTTTTCATCTTCTTTGCCTTCTTGAAATATTCCTACCATTTCAAGTGAGTGGAAGGTATCTCCATGTATTTCTACTTTCGCCGTATCCCACATCATTTTGAGTGTTGCGGTTTGCTTATCTTTAGCTAACTCTGATAATTTCACTGCGTTCTCCTTTGTTGGTTTTTTCCTTTATAAACTCCCGCTACAACCTGCCGAATTTGGTGGTTCGGTCACCAGGGAGACTGTTTGTTTATACCCCTAATATAGCAAATTGCGATAAATATTGCAAGTGTGATAAATTAAATGCCTCCACAACTATACCACGAAAAGATTAACCATTGTAATAACGGTGCAATCTGAGCGCATCAAAGAACAAGTCTTTATCGTTTTTGCTATCTTGATCGTGCATGATTACCTTAGCATCCCCTTCGAATTTGGGAAGCTGCAATATCATACGCTGATCGACCTCTTCACAAAGCACTTTCTCCATGAGTATTTGGTATGCAGCAGTTTGTAATTGCCAGCTCTTAGATGCCTGTTGAGGGGTTTTTATATCAATTAGCACCCTATTCGTAGATCCTTTAAGCTGGACGAATAGATCAAATTCACCTGATAGCCTGTATTGATCACAATTTAAGCGTGTAGGCTCTAGGAGAACTTTATCTACGTACTTATCACACCAGCGTTTAAATGCCTCTACGTATATCCTACAATCAAGATCTACCTCTCCGAATAGCAAATTAAGAACATACATCGTACACCACTTGTGTACCCTAGTTCCCCTATCAGCGGCATTTTGTAGCACTATAGGATCGATTAAATGTAGCTTGGAAAAAGGTGCTAGCACTTCGGTTACAGATACGTAACCAGGCGGAATTTGGTCTCTAGTACTCATAGTTAAAGTCTTTGTATTTAGTTAGTTATAAGATATTTCCGCTACAGCGAAAATTTTTGCCAGTGAAAAAAAGGGGGCATTCCCAGTCTATGCCCCCACGTTGAATTACTGCCCAAAATCTGGACGCGCAATTCTCTTATTCTTTTTCTGCGGATAGTCATTACGGCAAGTATAAACTCGACCGCGATCTTGCTCTGAAAGGTTTAGCGAGGTACTTTCGTTTACTGTTCGATTCTCTTTTGAGAAGAAACCAGTAAATCCATAGCTAGCGATCCAGATTGATCCTATGCATACGAAAGTAACCAGCAAGATTATTGTATCCTTGCACATACTCTTTCTCTCAAGTCTCTTGTATTCAACGTACTGATCATGAAAATCCACAACAAAACTCCTTTAACTGTGTTTTTTTACCGATATTTTTCGCATTACCTTCACTATAACACATTTACGTATTTACCGCAATATTTAATATTTGCCATAAAACCCTAATTGTGGTATACTTAGTGTATGAAGAAGAAAATATTTCAGCATAACCACTTGATTATCTGGATGGAAGTGAGGGGTATAGAAACCGCTCAACTAGCAAAGTGGTGCAACTTATCACGAGTAACCATCTGGAAAGTTAAGAAGGGTATAGCGATAAGCTCTAAGAGCGCAGCTAAGATTAAACAGTTTACGAGAGGAGAGGTAATACCTTTAGAAAAATGAAAAATGAACTCGATGAGATATTGATGCTTAAGAAGCGTCGGTATGCTCGCAAGATAGTAACATCCGCTCTTAAGAAAGGGCATATGATCAAGCCACAGTATTGCACGCTTTGCGAATGCGATACAAATCACATAGAGGCTCACCACGTTGATTACGGGCGCCCCCTTGCCGTTGTATGGCTTTGCAAAAAATGTCACGTTCTAGCCCACACAAAAACGCACAAGCTTAACCCTGATAACAACTATCAGACTCCAAGCGCGTTTCTTCACGAGTGTAAAGACCTCATCCAGGTTACCGTGTTACTACCTATCCAAAACTTTCGAGTGATTTTAGAGACTGCCAAGAAGAAGAAGGTATCCGTATCCAAGCTACTGAAAGCAAGAATTATAGACGATTATCCAGTGAAGTCTAAACAACTGGATTTATTCAATTTTGAGGAAAAAAATGACCAAGCACAAAATGACAAACAGCCCCGAGTACCGAGCGTGGAGGCGAATCAAGAGCGTGTGCAACAACTCGAACTCACATCTTTACCGCAAGTATGGCGCGAAAGGAACCAAAATGTGCCCATTGTGGCAGGAGAGTTTCCTTTTGTTCTTAAGAGATATGGGCCCGATGCCCCCAGACTGTAACGGCATCGAGCTTATAGACTTTACGGGCGATTTTACTGTGGGAAATTGTAAATGGGTAAAAAACCGCTCAGGTAGGCCTCAGAAACGGCTTTTACACAATTATAAGAATAGACCACCGAGAGAGCCGCTCGTAAATCCTAAGAGCATTTGCCTGGTTTTGGAGAAGTCGCTTCTCGATAAGATAAAAGATAAGGCATATGATAAATCTATTTCTGCTGGCTATACCATTGAGACTAACGATCTTATTAGATCAGTTCTAAAGAGAGCATTTGGGAGAGGTAAAGCAGCTTGACAAAAAGGAAAGGCCCAGCGAGAATCTGGGCCTTGAATTCTTATGGTAGTGTAGTCGATTTGAGACCCGCACACACCCCCATTACACAAATCTACACCAGATTATATGTTGTGTGATGAGTTTAACACAATATATAATCTGGATTGGAATATTTCGTGGAAGCATTCAAGATTGATTTTGACCGTGTTTTTATGAGGATGCCACGGTTTTACAAGTTAGTTTACCAGCAATTATACAATTTCTGGTCTCATGATAAATCAGCTTTCCCCTCTCAAGAAACTTTAGCCATAAAATGTAATTGTTGCGTTCGAACTGTAAAGCGCGCTATAGCTTTTTTTAAGGCAATGGGCTGGATAGTGGTTAAAAAGCTTGGCTGGTTCTCCAACATTTACTATCCTAAAGATGATATTTTAAAGCATAATCCTTATAAGGTTCGAGAAAGACCGAGTAAAGAAATACTTTC